TACAGATCACCTCACAGTATTTGCAACAGCAACTAATACTGTGATTTATGAAAGAATAACCGCCTCCACATTAGGAACAATCTTCGATACAGAAGTGGCAAGTGCTCAAGATCTAGGGCAGTCCTATTGGGATGGCTCTAAATGGAGCGAGACTTGATAGAAGGACATAAAGATACAAAAGTAGACGCCGATTATGTAAATAAGAAATTAGAAAGCATGATGGCAGCCATATTTGATAATATGGGCGAAAATGAAGAAAGAATAAAAAATATTGAAGTGGTACTTTACCAACTTCAAAAGGAGTTTAGAGAATGGCTCAAGAAGGCGGAATAGTAAAACCAAAAAAGCCACTTCAAGCTCTAACAATAAATGAATGTCTTGGTGATATACCAACTCATTTTATGAAATCAGGAAGCGCATTTAGACCTAAAGAGGATCTTAACGACTTAGCAGAATTTCGTAAAAGAGTAATCAGAGATTCATTTAGAGGTAGACCATTTGAATATGATATTTGGTTTAATACAAATGAAGTCTCAACTATAAGAGCATGGCTTTATACTGATTTTTTAGGCAAAGGAATTGTAATGAGAGTTCCGTCTATAAAAATCAATGATAAGTTTTTTGCTGGAATAGTAAATGGCGATATAGAAATTGATGAAGATAGAATACAAAAAATAAAAGACAATCTTCACAATAAATATGTTTTACAGACAAATCCAGAATATTATGATAAAGTAATATTCCCGCCTGGCAGTAATCTAATGTATAAAAATACTTTAGACTGGAATAAAATGCGACAGGCAGTAGCAGATGGATTTATGGTAAAACCGCATCCAATAACAGCACACATTTGGATGGCACTGCTAAGAGAGAAACTTGGAGCAGATAAAATCTTGAATAAAAAGTCAGGTGGATTTGAACTTCTTATGAACGCAAAAGAAGTAGCTTGTGCACCAAATAGTGAAATGGGTTTGATAGCAATTTTACTAGGTAAAAAACTACGCTTAGTAAGTACACCAAAAGATGTAAGAGAAAAAAATCTACTTACTTACGAAAGTTTTTACTACGCTATATCAAATCAGTGTTCACAACAAGGTGCATATACAGCACTATGTAAACTCCTTAGTGCAAAACACTCAGGTATAATTTTTAACTTTGATAACGATGCAGAAGAACGTATGGATAGATACCTACACTCCTTCTGGGAATATAAGATGGCAAAATGATAGAAGTAATTTATAGATACAAACCAGTGTACGGAATGTTCACACTCGCATCCATGTTAGATTGGGATGGGGATAGTTTTCGCCTGCATGTTGGGTTTCATGAAGATCAATGGGACAAAGAAGTTGTTGAATGGATTGACAGAAATTTCAAAAATTATAAATGCTATCAAATACCTTCAAAGGTAGCTAATGGTAACTGGCAAGCAAAATTTTTACTTCTTATAAGAAGATGGTATAGAGGCGAAGGAAGTAAGAATGGTAAACTCAATAAAAGAGTTTTAATGTTCGGAGACAATAGAATATTTCTTAGAGACTGGGTAGGACAATTACCACCAGCAGACTGGCAAAAAGGTGTTGTTATGGCTCCTAAAAGATGGCAGTATATAGAGCATCCAATGTATAGAAATTATTACAATATACTTGGAGTTTCACATGAGAAAAATGATTTAGATACTAATTTTATGCTATTTAATTGGGATGAACTAGATAAGATAGGAGATCATGAATTATTCTTTGAAGACGGCAGAGCTCCTGCAGTTATTGGATTAGAACACAGACTTGATGCCTATATTAATGGTGCAAGAAATAATGTATTTTTTAACGCATTAAAAACTTATAAATTTGGACATATGCCTTTGTATGCAAGTATGAAGGTAGATTATCTTATCAAAGTTGATTCTATCGGTACAGCAGATACTCTTAATCATAATATTGCAATGAGAAAAGCATTTTCTATTAGTTGCGATCATAAATATTTAGTTGCTGAATATGCTGACTGTCCTATGGGAGTAGCATTAGCAGTTCCTTTTGATCTATATGCAAATTTAATAGACAGAATCCCTGTAAATCTTAGAAACGCTAGAGTAAATGAAAGAATCTTGTTAAAAGCTGAAAAGCAAAAGCAAGCTACACGAAAAATACTTCAAGCAGGTTATATTCTAGGAAAAGTCTATTAATTCTTCTTTCAAATCAGAAAGTATTTTCCAATTTAGTATTCCTTTCTCGTTCCACTGACTAACGATTTCTCGTTCTTTATCTTTTGCATGTGGACTTCTCTGTATTGTATTCTCTGGTAAATGCCAACTTGAAGGATAGTCCTGTCCTAGTTTCCATGGAAGTTTCTTTTGAAAAAAGTCGAAACCTATTAGATTTAAGTTTTTCCACATGTTCATTTTATTCACAAAATAATGAACACCCATATAACCAGCACTTGGTCGCAACGCATTTGCATCTCCGTTTTTACAACCAAATTCTTCAAATATAAGCATTAACTCATCATCTGAGTACATTACTTCGTGATCGAAAACTATTTCTCGAGTAGGTTTTTTATTTAAGTGTATTCTGCACCGATTAAGAAGTTTCAGTGCGGTAGGAAAGTGTGGATGAAAGTTTGCTCTCAAAAATCCAGTAATCCAGATATCAGTTCGTTTTCCAACTGATTTATAAATATCTGGGCGAGGAATACCTCTGCCGAATCTTACTATTATATCAAAGGATTCTATATAGTCTCCATATTCATACTCTAATAACTCGACAGAGTTTCCTACTAGAATTACTGACTTATTTCTGATTTTATCTGAAACCATTCGTCTGCAAACTCCACGTTTTCGTAGCCTTCTAGCCACGGTCCGCCATCTGTAAAGTGGACGGCTTTTGTATATTTTTTACCAAAGTCGTAATATCCAACAAGTGCATTAAAACTTGCTGGGATGCTGCCTATCTTACTAGCCCATGAAAAGCCATGTAAGTGTGCAGCATGAGCATTACTCACATACCACTTTGTTAAACTATCACATTTTGCACAATCAAAGAACATCAAACTACTCCAATATTTCATATCGTAATCTGCATTTCCTTTATTTTTCATCTTTTTAGTTTTTATACTAAACTTTGGATGTTTTACTACTGCAACATCTTCATCATTCATATGATGTGTAAGTTCTTGAGGATCACATCTCCAAAGAAAATCTCCATCACAATAGAGTGCGCGCCCTGTGTAGTTACATAACAAAGGAACTAGAAATCGAGTAAAGGAGAACTCTGTACTTTCCATTAAGTGTTTTGGTCTGTCATAAAGTCCTTTCTTTCTCAATTTCTTATTAATTAAAGGATGTATCTCATGTAAAGGATTATGTTTTAAAATACTTGCCTTACATACTTCGTATGCTTCGGGGTGTTCACTATCATATCCTATAAAGATTTTCATTCTTCTCCTTTTAATTGTGCTCCTAAGTCATTAACATATGCTTGTCTAGCAGTTTGTATCGCTGCCAATTCGTGATCGAGTTCTGTTTTTCTTTTATCACAATACCCAATCGCATTTACTAACAAGCGTTGTTCTTTAGTCATGCCTTCGACATCATATTCGACGCCGTCTATACTAATTGTTGTCATTTAAAAATATCCTGCCAGTTGCCTTGTGTACTACTCTTTGCATACTCGGTAGCACGGTTTTCAAAAAAGTTGGTATGCTCAACTGCATTTACTTGCATATCTACCCAAGGTAGTGGATTAGTTGTACTATGAAATATTGCTTTTAGACCTAAACCCAATAAGCGTCTGTCTGCAATATATCGTATATACTCTTTTACTTCTTTTGCAGTAAGATCGGGTATTTGAGCTTTTGCAAAACAAACATCAATAAATTCGTCTTCCAACTCAACTACTCGCTCTGCAGCGCAGTAAATTTCGTATTTTAACTTATCAGTCCACAACTCGGGATTTTCTGCTATGAAAGTTCGGAATAATTTAGACACGTTCTCAACATGAAGTGTTTCATCACGAATTGACCATGTAACAATCTGCCCCATTCCTTTCATAAGATTATGCCTTGGAAAGTTAAGTAAAATTGCGAAAGAAGAGAAAAGCTGAACTCCTTCTGTAAAACCACTGTATACTGCTAGTGTCTTTGCAATATCATGTTTAGTTTTCATACTAAAGTCAGACAAGTACTCATGTTTCTCTACCATCGCTTGTATATCCATAAACTCTTGATAAATTCCTTCGGATTTTCCAAGAGTTTCCAGCAACAATGAATATGCTTCTTGATGTACTGCCTCCATGGCAGCAAAAGATGCAAGCATCATTCGGATTTCTGGTTGTTTGAATGTTGGAAGATAGTGCTTTGCATATCCACAACATACATCAACGTCTGCCTGCGTGAAAAATCGAAAAATGTTATCTAACAATTCTCTATTTTCAGGCGTAAGTTTTTCGTTATAGTCCCTAATATCATCACTTAGTGTAACTTCATCAGGCATCCAGTGCATTTGCTGCTGTTTTTTATAAGCATCAAACGCCCACGGATAGTTAAAAGGTTTGTAATAGTTTCTTTCTTCTAATAACATATTTATCCTTCGCAACTTAAACAATCTGATTGTTCAAAGATTATTTCTCGCTTTGCCTGTGAAGTAACATTATCTGCTCGAGATATTGCTTCACTTCGTAGGTAATAAAGCGTTTTAAGATTCTTCGCCCACGCAAGCATGTGGACGTTGTGTAGATCTGCCTTGTTTACGTCAGGTGGAAAAAATAGATTCACACTCTGCGATTGACAGATAAATGGTTGTCTCATTGAAGCATGCTCGACAACCCACGCTTGATTTATCTCAACTGCTGTCTTGAACACGTCTCTCTCCCAGTCGTTCAAGAAGTCAAGATGTTGCACACTTCCTTTGTTTCCAACGATACTTGCCCAAGTTTCGTCTGTGTCCTGTCCATACCCCGCTAGGACTTGCTTTAAGAATTTATTCTTTACAAGATTACTTCCACTCTTTGTTTTCTGAGTGTAAGCATTAGCACGGAAAGGCTCAATACTTGGACTTGTGTTTCCACAAATAATACTACTAGATGCATTTGGTGCTATTGCTAGCAAGTGTGCATTTCTAACAGTACAAGTATCATCGTCGGGACATGCTCCTCTTTCTACAGCCAATCTTCTAGTTTCTTCACTTGCTTTTGATTTAATTAATTCAAACATCTGAAGATTTACACCAGTTGCCATTGGATTGTCAAATGGTATAGAATTTTTCTGTAAATAAGCATGAAATCCCATTGCACCAAGACCAATACTTCTTTCACGATAAGCAGAAAATACTGCTTTGTGTAATTGTTCTGG